TTGTTTCCCTTGTCATTTTTATTGTCAGTAAAACCGCCCTCATGCTTGATGAGCATTTCAAAAAAATCGTTCCAGTTTTCTTTCATTTTTTACCACTAAAACCTTTCATTGTCCTTATACCAAAAGAGGCTGCTATGCTGGCGTACATTGCCCAACTAAACCACTGGGGTGCAGCCTGGAGATTCTCAAAGCCTTGCTTCATATACGGCTGTAGCCAAGGCACGAATGAACCGAGCACTATGGCAATAAAGCATAGGGTCCACGCCTCGTCTTTCCATGAGTCTGCGCTGGCCTCTATTGCAGCTTGCTCCCAGGAGATCTCGCCAGTTGCAATTTTCATTTTGGTTTCAGCTTCAGCAGCTTTAACTTTTGCTTTGCTATCGATGTAAGTTGTAGCTAAACCAGCTACGCTTTGAAGTATTCCAATCATTGCTCTTTACTCAAGTTAGTAAAACCATAATATGCTGCAACAATAGCAGCAATACTGACATAATAAATATTGCTCATGCTTGCTAACATTACAGAAGCTTGCGGCAGCTCCATGTACTCAGTGAATATTACACCAAACGGAAACAACAACATCCCAGTCAAACTAAACCACGCCATTTTACGCTGCGCATCGCGCTTAGAGTCTTGGTCCAACATGACCCTACGGCGGTCTTCAAGCATTATTTCGCGCTCTTCGGGATCTATTTTTCCGTTGTCGTTTAGATCGTACTTTTTTTTTGGCATTTAACAATCTCCTGGCAACTAAAAGATTACTTGTTTGTATAACAACTTTTCCTTGTTTTGTATACAACACAAATTTGTTTTGCCTAACTTCAACTATCCGCATCCGCTAACTTAATGCACTCAATAACCATGTCGTTTGATGTCACTAAAATTTTGGCTTTATCTCGTTCTACCAAACAAATTTTTTTGTTAGGGTAAGTATCTAGGTAATAATACTGGAGATGGTCATGGCTTATAAAATGAAACCAAACCAGTGCGTAAGATAAATGGTGCATTGCCAACATTACCAAGGCCAATAATCCCTTAAATTTAGCCAGCCCATATAGTGAAGGTAGGCCATAGAGCCAATGGCAGAGGCAGTGAGAAGCAAAACGATTGACGCAACTGTAAGCGCCAAGTCAGCCCTTTCTTGTGCCTCACGCCTTGCTAAACGCTCTGCTTCGCGTTTTTCTGCTAAAACTTCCCTTCGGATCTTTAACAAAGTTTTCCAATGTGATGGTCCTAGTCCATTTCTTGGATCACAAATCCACTGTTTCAATTCTTCTTCTGCCTGGGCATTTTTTAATTCAGTTTCCCACCTTGCGTATGCCTCAGATCGTGCGTCTTTAGTAGTAATGCCTTTTTTTTGTAATTTCTTTTTTGCATTATCTGTTGCGTCAAAAAACTGGCCTATTTCTTTAGACAAACTTGCAACGGTTTTGCCAGCCATTAAAGAGGATTTCACAATCCCCATTATTGTCAGAGGGTCCATGACTATCTACCGTCAGACAGTGTAGGACGTCTTGCTAAAAATTCTAATGTGTTTTCCAGGGTCTTTACCCTGGCTTGCAGCTTGACGATCTGATTGAACTGAAGAAGTACGCCATCAAGATCCTCATAGATCTGCTCCTCAAACTCATCAAAGGTGGTGTATATTTCATCAGTATTTTCACTGTCACTTTCTTCAAGCTCAATTATATACTCTATAATCTCTGCTATTTGTTCTGTGTTTTCTTCCACATCTCTGATCAAGTTGGTCCTATCAGTAGCATTGTTCTCAATAGTCAGGGTTTCGACTTGCTCTGTTAGCCCCTCGATAATTGATGCTTGATTTGAGGCATACCATATGGAACCTCCAGCCGCACTCAGTATGGCCACGGAAAATGTGCCAGCGGTTAATATGTTAACCTTGGGCAGATCCACACATCACCTATTCAGCTGCTTCTAGTTTTGTTTCCAGGGAAGCAGCCAGCTTTTCAGCGAAAGCCTCACGACTAACTGTGAGCTGGTCAAAGTTAAAACGTGCGTTGGCTAACTTGGCATCAAGATCTTGCACATGGTGAAGCAATGTCTTTTGCTCATCAGTAAAATTTTCCAGGCTGTGTTCAACTCCATCAACTATAACAGTATTATCCATTACTGCGCCTCCAGTGTTGTTAGTCTATCCTCAACGCTAGCCAGTCGCTGTTCTGTTGCTGCACCAATAAACGCTAGTAACTCAGGGTATCTTACACCCATTCTTGTACGTTCTGTTGCGCCCTCTGGTGCTTCATCTTTTGTGTAATAGGTATCAGTGCGTGTGTATGCGTCTTGCGCTTTTATGAGCTTTTCTTCGTTAGCTTCAACAGCCGCAACCTCTACCTCTTTTTCCCACCAAGTATTAGAACACCAAAAAGCATACTTGCTTGCGTCCAACCCTGCGTCTGACATTGCAGTTTGTACCTGTTGTGCAATCACACCAGTATGTGTTCGAGCATCGTTACCTTTCGATGCTACTTTGTCTTTCCATTTGTATGTCTTAAATAACTTACTGATTGCTGTAGCAGCAGTAATTTCTGCGCTAGTTAGTGATGCAATGTTTTGTTTTTCGTTTTCGTCAGATGTTTGGATTGAGGAGTTGGTTGCGTAGATGTCATCAAAACGGTCTGAACTTCTTCCTAAATCAATAGCGTCATCTCGTGCTGCGTTACTGCTGATATTCCAAGGATGAACAGCATCTGAACCTGCGTTAAAATATAAACCTGTGTCGCCTGTGCCTATAGCTAGATTTGTTGAGTTACTTATAAGATTACCCACAGTGGTATCGTCTTTTGCTAGTTCAAGTATAATCCCATCCGAACTAAGCCTATTTAAATATAAAGCACGACCATCTCCACCTTCTGCTGTTATATAAGTGTCACCCTCTGGTTCAACTTTAAATCCTGCATTAGCAGAACTAGTAGTCGTTCTACCTACAAGAAAAGTGCCATCATGGTCTAATCTCATACGCTCAGTTAATGCACCACCGTTAGGTTGTGTTCTAAAAGCTATGCGACCATTATCTGTTGCGCCGTCAGTAACACCTTCTATTTCAGCAACAACCTCACCAGCCCTTTGAAAGTTAATCTGCCCAAGAGTAGAGCCTGTTCCAGCATCATTGTGGTCAAAGTTTAATTGTCCACCTTCAGCACTTTCAATTTGCAATGCTCTATAACCAGAGCCACCAGCTTGAGTTGAAACATCAATCTCAGCAGTGCCAATACCAACATTATGGGCTGAATCAATAACCATAGCCGTGGTAGGACTTGTGCCATCCGATCCGTCATTAGTGCGAAATATAAGTTCGCCTTTCTGGTCGTCCGATCCATCCTGATGCTGGGCTTGTATTTGCGCTAAAACACTTTGCTCACCACCAGACTGTTCACCTTGGAATGTAATTTTTGACTCACGACCTCCGTCCGTGTCCTCATGGGTTGTGTTCTTTAATTTTAATTCGGTTGTTTCCCCACCAATATCTACGTTACCATTGTTATCGATAATCAATCTAGGATTACCATCACCATCTGATAACACAATATGACTATTAGATGTTCGAATATCTAAACCACCTTGATTACCGTCAAATGAACCAAGAATAGTATTCTTTGTTCCTGAAGTAATTAATGACCCAGCATCTTTGCCAAGTGCCGTATTTAATGTGCCAGTATTTGCAGCTAATGCCGAATGTCCGACAGCTGTACTGCTAGCTGCCGTTGTATTTGCTTTTAAGGCGTCCTTACCGATAGCTACGTTGTTACTGGCTGTAGTGTTTGCTGTAAGAGCATCATGCCCTACGGCTGTGTTACTTCCCCCTGGACTAGAACCATCTAAATCATCAAGTGCTGTATTACCTAGAGCGACGTTATTTGTGCCAGTAGGAAAATCTCCTACGCCTATCTTAAATCCTCCAGCTGTTGATCCGTCATGGACACGAACCTGATTAGCCGTTGTGTCGAAACTAAGTTCACCTATTGCGCCAGTGAACGCATTGTTTTGCGCGGCTGTGCCTCTTCTTAGTTGTACTTGTATAGCCATTTATAAGCTCCCATAATCATTTGTTGAGACTGTTGCATTAGCAACACTACCAAAATCATTTATGGCAGTGAGAATACCTGAGTTAATGTTTGACGCGACTAAATTAATATTTGATATACTTCCGGCTACATTTCCAATATCTGTTGCATCATTAGCAACTGCTGTAATATCAGAACTTATTGGGCCAAGAGCTGCTATACTGGTAGAAAGTGGCGTAAGAGTAGCAATATTATTAACTAAAGTAGTGGTAAATGTAGACGCTGCCGATGTGATATCAGAGCTAATTCCAGCAGCTGTTGTAACATCTGAAGAAATACCAGCAACAGTTGTTACATTTGCTGAGATACCAGCGACCGTTGTGACATTAGCATTATTTCCAGCAACCGTTGTGACATTTGCCGAAATACCAGCAACAGTTGTAACATTGCTGCTTATCCCAGAAACAGTTGAAACATTCGATGATATTCCGGCAACAGTCTGAATTGCATCTGTAGCGTCTGTGCCATCTTCAATATGGGCCAATGTCTGTATGTCAGCCGTAACCGCAGCAATGGAAGCAACATCTCCTATTAATGGACCAGCCTCGGGCGCTCCCGATGTTGCATTGAAAGCTAACACTGTTCCTTTGCGATTATCCTTTGTTGGCATTTCCAGGCTTACAGACTCATCGCCAGCATTAACTATGATCGCACGACCAACCTTTTCGTCAAGCTGTTGAGCCATAATTACCAAGCTATCAAGCTGTTCGTTTAAACTTGAGGCAAGTAAATCACCAGCTGTTACAAAGTCGGTTGTGCGCTCTAAGTCTCTTCCACCGATGATTGTTAAGATATCCGATGCCACAAGTGCTGAACCAAGAGTAACCGATCCGGTGCCATTAGAACTGGTAGATACTGTATAGTCGCTAGTTAAATTTAGCGTTGTTGTGTTTTTGATAACAACTAGATCACTATCAGCCAAGATATTGAAACTAAATGCAAAAGGACCAGTCCCAGTGTTTCCGGTAAACTGAACACGCCTGGCTACATTGCTAATCGGAATATCGGCCATCTATATAATCCTTTGATTTGTTTGTCTTATACCATATCTTGTTTTAATTGCCAAATATCTTTGATAGATCTGGCGCTCTTGTTGGTCTACTGTCACCTAAATCCCACCAATAATTTTGATTAAAGTCTCTGTCTCGTTTTCTTCTTAATCTTTTAAAATCTTTGTTTGTTTTTGGATCAGCCCATAATCTTAACTGATCGAATAGATTTCTTTCGAGCGCTGTTCTCCAATACCACATTGAAGAGCCAGGCATATACTTTTGCACAAACTTGATTGCTTCGCTTGCAATCCTGGTATCTTTACCTGTTGCTGCCTCAATAGCATTAACAACTGTTAAGTTTATAACATCACCACCAAACCCAATGAGAGGACCAGCTACTGTTTCTGATAAAGAGCTTCGACCTGTTGCATCTCTTGAGAAAACAAAATCAGCATAGATAGATAGGCCACCACTAGCTAATATTGCAGATCCCCAAAACTTAGCTAACTGCTTTGGATCTCCCCCAAACATTGGCAATGGATCTCTACCTTTAGCCATTTCTTTTGTTTGAATAGCTAACGCTGCCATAAGCGTAGATGAAATCATAAAAGCGCCTAGATAACCAGCTTTACCGCTTAGACTATTTTGATACCATCCCCTGGATAGGTGCGTGTTTAACAGTGTAGCGCCAAAGATTTTATACATAGCAAATGATTTTACAAACTCACCTTGAATAGTGCCTGGGCGTACATTTGCCTCTAATGCTGCTTTACCTCTCATGTTTGATGATGGTACTGCAAACTCTGTTTCGGACTGAACCATACGCATGAGATTAGTAGCGACATCTCTTCTAAGATCTTCATTGATATCTGTTCGCTCTTCGATCTTTCTTGCTGAAACAAATTCAGCTCCCTCTTCTTCAAGCAAATCTGTTGATCTAATGATATCCCACTTGTCCGGTCCTATTTGATAACTTTGCAACATATTTTTTATTTTAGGTTCCAGGTCATCAAATCGCTTTGAAACATTGTCACCCAAATACCCTAGAAACTCCATGCCAAAAGCTAAGCGTCCGGCTTGGGTCCAGGGCGATAACAGTGAAGCGTTCATAACAGCGGTTGATATTCTTTTTGATATCTCTGGGCCGTTAACCTCACCGACATATCGAGCCTGGCCAGCTGCTTGCTGTATCCAGGTATTAGCTATGAACCCCATCCTGGTAGCTATTCTAGTTCTCTCTTTAGCTTTTAATGGGTTTAATAATCTTAAATAATCATTAAGAACTTTTGTTTGCGGCAAGCCGGCAAAGCTTCTTGCAAATCTTTGGAAGTTCATATCTGTATAAAATGCTAGTACAGATGTTGACCCAAGAAATGCTGAGTGAATATTGTTTCTAATTCCCTGGCTATAGTATGCAAATTTTTCATTAACTGGCGCTTGCGTTCTATCCGAAACCCAATCGTATAGAGTGTTAAATTTAAATAGCGCAGCTGTTTCTTGTGCCTCTATTTGCTTTTGTACTTTTCTTGATTTTCCGTCTTTTAATTGTGCTGCATTTTTTCTTATAGTGTCCTCTAAATATCTAGCACCAGCATTAGGGTTAGGGCCAAATATTTCCATCAAGGCAATATCTCTCGATAGGTTATTTATATGACCCATCATAATGTCATATGGCTCACCGCTTCCAAATCGTTCATTATACTTTAGCCAACTTTCACCATCTTTAAATATTAAAAATCTATGATGACCGTACTTATTGCCAACTGATCCTGATCCTCTAAACGCACCAGCATCCTGTTTGTTGGTTCCTTCAAATTTTATAGAATTATACATTTCTAACAATGCGTCATTTAAATTAGGCGATAGCTCTAAATCAACACGCCCCTCACTATCTGTCTTTGATAAAGCTTTGAAAGGTAGGTTTGTTTTTCTGTCTGTCATTTTGTTGACGTCAATTAGGTCAATAATAAAATCAACCCACTCGTTATAATTAACTTCACGCACAGAAATAGCATCATGTCTAGTAGGTAGGCCCCATATGTTTCTGCCATCCTTATCAACTATTTTACCAATGTTTGCGCCAGCTGCATTAGCTCTTAACCTAAGATACTCAGTGGCAGAATACCAAGATTCCATCAATTCTTTTGCGCTAGTTTTTCCAGTATCCTTGCCAAACGCCTCATCAAGCAATTCTTTCTGACCAGCTTTGTTTCTAGTATTGCCAAAAAAGTTACGTCTAAAAGAAACTAAAACATCATCCATACGAGAGAGCGCTTGGCCTTGAATAACATTTTGTAACTGCTCAACATTTAAATAGTTATGCCCTCTCGATCTGGCCTTTTCATTGAATGATAAAAATGCAAGAGCTGCTTCTTTTATGTTGCTTGGATTGTCACCTATAAAGTTTTCAATGTTCATTTTAAGTTTAGCCTGGGCAGCTACTTGTTTTAAAACTTTTCTCTTATTCTCTAGCGAAGCCTTTTTAAGCTTTAATATAGTTTCCGCTGCTGCTTTACTCCTGGCAGCTGATGATCCCATTTGCGTACTGTAATGATCTTGTAGCTGGCGAAACAATAATTGTGTTTCAGATTTTTGCTGATCAGTTATATCAGAATTTTGTATACACGCCTCGAAGCTCATAACTTACATATCTCTAATTGTTTAATAAAATCATCTTCTTTTTCGATTGGATCAAGAACGTCTTTAACTTTCATTAAGGTAAGATTTCCCTGGCCATCCAGATCTATATATATTTCTTCCTCTAAATTATAGAGAACTTCCTGACCAGCCTTGACTTCTGGTACCGGATCTCCTATATCTTTAGTAGGAGGTTCTGAAATGTCAGATCGAGTACTTGTAGACTGGGATGGTCGCCCAGCAATTTCATTTTCTGTAACTGAGGCTCTAGCTATACTTACGCCAGGCGGTTCCTGGACGGCTGTAGATGGTCCAGATGTTTTCAATACTGGTCGAGTTATACCTGATGAGAACACATTTATGTCGAGGTTTGAGCGAAACTTTGGCAGCTTTCCTATACCAGAGACCTTTAAAAACGAAGAGTCCTCTTGAGAAATAGCTTTTGCATATAAAGATCGTTGCTTCTGAGCTAACTCTTGTGCCTTTTTAGGATTTGTTTTTTCAACAGCTCTATATTGTGTATAGAGTTTATCTCCACCTTTTTCGAATTTTGCATCGTAAAGTTTTGGTGACCATATTTGAATTTCAGCAACTAAACCGTTTGGCGTTCTAACAAGAAGTTTTCTGTCAAAATAACCAGCGTTGGTTGTACTCCAACCCTCATCTAAGACCTCAGCTTCCTGGCCAAATCTTTTTGCTATTTCATCGCTCTGTTCTTGCTTGTTAACAATAAATCCAATTCTTGAAATATCAGTTAGCTCTTTTGCGCTTTTATAGCGCTTTCTTCCCACCTTTGATTTAGCTGTTTCGATTTGTTTTAAACCTGTGTCTTTCAATTCAACGCCTAAATCTTTCTCAATACCTTTACCAATGTTTACAATAAAGTCTTGAGACTCTTGTGCTATCTCATAAATGTCATCAACAGTTTCTACTGGCTGGCGATCTTTAAAAGATTGCTCAATCACTTGTGCGCTTGTTTCGCCAGGAACTTTCTCTCCAGGTATTTCTTCAAGATCTTCAAATATATCGTCTTTTAAGTTTGCTGTTTCTGCTCTGGCTGCTTCACTGCCTGGTTCATCGAACTCATCAAGAGCCTGTTGCGGTTCGCTTTTACTCGTGCTGATTTCCTTTGGAGGCTGAGAAGAGCTTGTGACATCACTTCGTGCTGCACGGTCAAAATCGCCACGTTCAACTGATCGTCTGATATGTTCGATAAATCTATCGACGGCCTCTTTGTAGTTGCCTGTGTCTTTGGCTGTTTTGGCTTCTGCGCTGAGAGCGTCTGAGAGCGGCCCTTTCCTGTTTGCGACGGCATTGAGATAGGCAATGGCTTCTGCATCGTTCTGTACCCTTTTCTGATTAGCTTGACGTTCAATCTTATTGCCTTCTACTTCTAGCTTTGAGGCATTTTTGTTGATTACTGAAAACGCTGATTTATCTTTTCTTATTCTGGCTAAAGCTTGAGCAAGGACTTTTGCCCTTTCTTCAAATAAAGTTTCAACATTAAACTCATCACCAAATAAAGTTTCTTCTTTTACAATATCCCTTGGAGATTCATTTAGCTGTCTTATTATTGACTCAGCTTCGTCCATATTTTTAGGATCAAAACGCTTTAATATTTTAACAGCTTCAACGTGTAAATCTTTATCTGTTATAATAGCTCCAATTAGAGCAGCATATTTTTCATTAACTATTCCTTGCTCAACTAAATCAAAGGCAGCATCATCTAGTTTAACTAAATTGTTTATATGATTGTATAACGCAGATCTTGGCGGTATGCCTTCTAATCTATCTGGCCTGATCTTTAATACCTTTGCAGCATCTACAATAATGTTTGATCTGTTTGCTTGTGAGGCTTCGGCAATATTTTTTAGAGCTGCCTCTAACATAACGCTTTCTGGTGTATAGCCATCAATTTCACGCTTTACGACACCATATAATTTTATATCTAAGTTAGGGTCTTTTGCTTTTAATCGTTTAGCAAGAGCCAATCTTTGATGACCATCAGCAATAATTAAACGGCCTTCCCTGGTTTCAAACACCATAATGTCATTGGCTATGTCGTAATTCCATTCGTCTACATCCAGCAATCTTTCAGTAACACCAAACTCATCGCCACCAGATTTAAACTGAAATACCTTTGCATCGACTTCTAGCTGATCCACTTCAAAGCGAAATTTCCTACCATCGAGGTTTGGTAAGTCAGCTGTTAAAACATCAGGATTAACTAATGCGGCTGGCTGTTCTGATATTTTTAATGTTTGGTCTGTGTTTATAGCTTGTTGAGCTTCAAGCGTTCTTAGCTCATGCTCAGTTTTTGCTAGTGCATCATCAAAATTATCTACACCTATTAATGGATTGCTTTGATCTACATCGTCATGAACCTCTAGCACATTAGCCAACGCATTATCTTCATCTGGAATAGCGTCTGGATTGGATCTTCGAACTGCCTCCCAGCCTTCTCTAGCTTGAGCATTTGTTAGCCCAGCAATCTCTGATGTTAACTTAAAGCCCTTTCCAATCCCATACGCCACACCAGGCAATGCAGCACCAAACGCAGCTTGAGATGTTACGTTAAAAACAAACTGATCGAGCGTATAGTCTTTGTTTAAACTATTAAACCAGTTAGCAACGTCAATTTCTGATGCAGCACCATAGCCAGCACCTCCTATTGCATTTTGCAACATTGTTTTCCATAGGCTTTTGATTGGCCCACCCATAGGAGCAATGACGTAAGGATCGTATACAGATGAACCTATTGCGCCACCAAACCTTGAAATGCCAGCCATGAGACTAGGATTTTTTTGCGCCATGTCAGCAAGGTCTTGCTCGTATGTTTCTATTATTTCAAGCTCTGCTTGCTTAATTGCTTCGGGTTGTGCGGCATTATAAAGATCTTCTGGCAACCGAAATTTGTTTACTTCGAGGGCATTGTAAATATCGTTAAGTTCCTGGTCTGCATCGTTGTATAATGAGCCTTGACCAAACTTTGGAAAAAATGCGTATTCAAATCTTTTATTACCAGGATTATCAAAATCTAAATCATACTCTCTTAATTCATCTAGTATTGGCTGCCAAACCTCTGCTTCAACCATAGCTCGAGAATTTCTACCACCACCGCCAGTGTATTTAGCTGCCTCAAAACCACCTAGTAAACTATCTAAGTTTGTAGGTATCGGTCCGGAGAGAGTTCGTGTTGGCTTTGGAGCTTTTTCAAAAAACATTAATTTGCACTCGCCATAATCTCTTTAAGTTTATTACTATTTATTATTATTGGATTGTCATCCTCATCTCCAGGAATACCTAATTTTTCATTAGTATTTGGATACACTAAAGCATACAGATAGCCGTCTTGAGGATTGCCGCCCATCAACTGCAAATCAAACATAACAGAAGTTTTTTGCGTTCTAAGCTGACCAGCAACGCCCATAACTGTATTATCAGGCACACTTTCTAAGCCCCTAATCTGATCTATAGTTTCAGAATCAAAACGCTCAAGGTCCATTTGATCAAAATTAGGTTCAAGCAGATCATATATATTATCGTCATTTATTTGCTGTAACATTCCCTCAAAAGCTTCTGGCGTTACTCCAGGCGGCAAGAATGTTTCTCTTTCTCTAAATTCTTGAATACCACCGCTTATAAGCTGATTGCCATTATAAGAAGCTCCTAATGACATTTGTACCGCTTGAATATACTTATCCTCGTTAAAAACAAATTCACCGCCTTTAATATCGTCTGCAGTAATTAACTGAGAATAAATATATTTGGCTGATGTTCGTAGCCCTTCTGCCATATTACCAGATAATGTATCGTTAAAAGCTTGCCTTACTGTAAAAAATACTGGCTCTGTATTTGTATCGGAAAATCCTGGCAATGGTGATTTTTCTACATCAATTTTGTATTTACCATTAAGCAATATTTCTGCATTTGGAATAGTGCTGTTATCTAACAATAATGCACCAGCAATTCCATAAACTTTTTGTCCAGGGAATATCTCAGCCATCATTTGCCTGGCTGTTGTAGATCCAACCGCTTCAAACATTGAGGTAAGTATTGATATTTGCATGGGAACAGCTGCGCTTTGAACGCCTATTTGTTGCGCTGATCCATCGAGCAATGCGCCAAGTTGTGCAACTTCTTGTTTTGTAAAAAACTTTGCTGGCTGACCAGGTAAACTGTATTTAGCAAAAGCTTTTTTAGAAAATTCTTTTCTGTCCTGGAAAGCTTGCTCTAATCGATTGATAACATCTTCTGTGGTTTCGCCTTCTTTAAATACAAATTCTATTGGGTTAAATTCTAACGTTGACCCATCTTGTAACTCCACACCATTTTTTTGTGCATAGAAAATTAAATCGTTTTGTACGGCTGCTTTTCTTGCTTCTATATAAGGGCTTACAAGTTTTTTAACTGTTGCCGCTGACAGCTGTTCATACCCACCTAAATTACGTTTTTGTTCAATATCTTGATTTATTTGAGTAACTGTTTCTTGAATTTCAGCTTGCGACATATCTGCCAAATCATCAATAACTCCTTTTGCAAAAGCTAATATTTCATAACTTCTTGTCAGATCCTCCATTGCTTCCGCATTTACATCAGCTGGTTTAGCTACCAGACCAGGAACTAAATCGAGTTCTTTGTATAACTCAATAAATTTTGCAAATTCTTCTGGCCTAACAGGTTCATTTGCATCTGATAATTTTCTTATAATTTCAAATTGTTTTTCTACTTCACTATATTTTTCTGAAAAAAGTGCTTGGGCTTTATTGGCTTCATAATTAATGACCTCAACTAACTTACCCATACCTTTTTTTCTTGCAGTATCACGTTTTATCAATTCTTCTTGCATAACCTTTTGATTATTTGCTTCTAACTTAAAAGCTGCATCACGAAGTTTACTAACTAGGTTAAGTGTTTCTACTTCAAACGGCGTATCGACTGGCCCTTCTCCAGAGCCAACATATCCAGGCAAACCAACTTCTTTAATTTGCAATTTTAACTCTTCTAACTCGGTAGCGCTCATTTTGCTCCAGCTATTTAGGTTTTCTTTAAGTACACGCAAATTTAAAAACTGTTGTTTGTTTTCAATGCTATACTCGCCATTTGAGCTTATCCTGGTAGACATGGCATTCATCCAATCTTCAGAAGGAGGATTGCCGTTATTTGTTGTTATAAATATTTGTTCTGCAATATCTTGTTTTATTGACTTAGCTTCTGTTTTTTTTGCTCCAATCCTACTGTTTAAAACAGTTTGAGCGTTAGTCGCATATTTTAAATCTTTTGAATAAACGCCAGTGATTGACGTTTTTCCAGTAATAACATTATCAATAAATTCTTTTAACTGCACATCATCAGAGTTTTGTATTTTAAAACTTACGAACTGACCTCTTGCTGCTTCTTTTGTTGTTTCTGCCCAACTATCAGCGTTTTCTTGTGACCACCCTTGATTTTGCACATAATCTTGCGCTTTTAAATCTATCTCCGCATCAAGATTGCCAGTGTCCGGATCTGCCCCAAATATTGCTGGAATGTTTTTAATAATTAAAGCAGCATCGTTTTTGCCTGTTGTTGTACGTCTATCAGCCGCTAATGATGCTTGTTTCTTTGTGTACCAAGAAGAATAAGTTATAGATGATTTTTCGACAGTTGTTTGTAAATTGCTTCTTAATTGACCAGCCGCCACCGGATCAATGCTTGATAGACTTGCAGAGAAGCCATCAGCAACACTGTTTAACTGCTTTTTTACCTGGGTAAATGGAGTGACATTTACTTCTGCCTGTTCCATAATTCTAGTTATTTCAAGCTCTGCTTCGTTTTGTATTTCAGTTACAGCTATTCTATTTGCAGCATTATAAGCAGACTTTTCAGCTATAGTCGTTGGTCCACCAGCTTGATCTATCTTTTCTAATATAGGTAATGCACCTTGCTCTGTAACAGCTTTTAGGCCTTCCTGTTCTGCTTTTTCTTTGCCACGCTCAAATACAAACTCGCCCATCCTATCAAATTCAGATGATATTGTTTGGCCTAATTGCGCTTGCTCTCTAAAGCCAGCATAATCAATATCTCTTATTCCCCTGGGCCTAACGCCTACCCCTTGATATCTTGGTTGTCTTGCCATTAGGTAATAACTCCTGGTTTAATAACGCCAGGTGATAATTGCCTAGCTTTACTAAATCCACCAAACAACGTTCCTACTGCGCCTAAACGAGCTGACTGCATAGCAGCATCTCCAGCCATTCTATATTGTTCTGCTTGTGTTTTTGCATCCTCTTTTGACAAGATAGCATTATCAGCTGCGGTTGCGTATTCCCTAGAGGCTTCTGCTTCACTATGTTTTGCTAATGCAGATATAGATCCACCACCTACAGCACTGTTAGCAATCAAAGCAGCTAGGTTTTCATTTAGCCTGGTAAGAACATCAGCACCCATTTGAGCATATTGAGCTGCCTCAATGTCTCCCTTTAACAATGCTTGAGAAGCTTTTTTGTCATATAGCTTTTGCTCTGCACGACCAGCTTTAATTTTTCCAACAGCTGAAATAGCCGACATTCCTACTGTAAGTGCCATTGATGACATATCTAACTTCCTACACTTAATTTATATTCCAGACCTAATACAGTCATAGGTAATGGAACATTTTGAGTTAATGTTATTTGTCCGGTAGCACTATATCCTAAAATACCATGTGCTGTTTTTAGTCCGGTAAATGCCTGGATAGGTGTATCGAGAACACTTACACCAAAATTTCTAAACGATATTTGTTTACCATTAATTACCAAATCTTTTGTTTCATTGAGTAGAGCATCGACTTGGACAATACGCTTCTTGACACCTTGCACCGATCCAGAACTTAACACTGGCTCAGTCGGCATTGTCTTTGCTTGGACTGTATATTCCAATCCCACTTGAAAACTAGATGACGCTGCCCCAGCAAACGTAATTGTAAACGGAGAAGCTGGAACCGTCTGAGTTGGCTCTACAACGCCATCACGCACGATTTCAACAGTTGCCCCCTCAAGATGATCCATCGTTGTTGAGGAGGCGGCTCCTCCAGTCTTAGCGCTATCTAGGGTTACATCTTTGTCAAACTTTTCTAAATAGTATTTAACTTGCGAATTGACAGTACGTTTTACAATACAAAAGGTATCAGATATTTCTGTGGCTACTGCAATAAAACTGCCATCCGTTGTGAACGAGCTGGGCGCTATAACCTCTTGACCGACCAAGATAGAGTAAACTGACATAGATCCGTCATCACCATTAACGATAAATAGTCGATCTGCCTCATCAGTTGATGTTGATCTACGAGCAGCCAGGTCAATAGGGTTTTTTATAAGGTGCGAAGAAAGAACGGATATCTGTTGCACCTGGTATGAGTTTGTACCTGATCCAAATTGAAATGCGTTTATAGCTTTACCCTGTCTTTGAACAAATACGGACGCACCATTAAGATCTTCTATTGGAACACCAGGCTTTGCGCCAAGTCTTGTTTGTGGCCGGATAAGAAAAGTCGCTGGCGTAACCGGAGAATCTTCTGACTGAATAACAACAAACTCACCGCCAGTTGTAAATATTCTGAGATCAGCACCAGCTATAACGCTTACAATACTATTGAGCTGATTAGTGTTTATTGTTGCTTCAACACCTTCGTCATCTAATCCAGTGCCAGGATCGAAGTTAAAGAAATCAATAACTCTCGATCCCCATATTGTATTGGGCCTGGACTTTGATCCACCGAAATATAATCTACCCTCATGGAACGTAGCTGATTTTGGCCATCCTCTATTGTTACTCCAGACATCCTCATATCCGTGTTCACTCTTCCAGTTACCAGCTACAACGCCACTGGTATCAAAGAACGGAACTTCTGTAACTGCCTTCATTACTGTTGCGCTTACAAACTCTACATACCTGGCTCGTCCAAAAGTAGTATCAACTTGAGCAAATTCGTTAACGCTTGCCGCTGAGAAAGCCTCAACCTTATAACCAGTTGAGCTATCTGGTGCTGTGGTCCAGTTTGGATAAACTGTGGCTACTTTAGTTGACGCTACATAATCATCAATAAACCTAGACTGACCAGCCCCAGTGCCAGAGGTAAGCGTAACGGACATTCCATTAGGCTGGTCATCAGAAGAGTATGCAGATGAAGATTTCAATGTGATTGTATTAGCGCTCCCAGCCTGGGCAGTTCCGGTATCTGTGGTTACGCTCGAAGCTGTGATAGTAATGTTGCCAGACACTGCGCTGGGAGTAATTGTAAAATTTGGTGAATGTATACTTAAAGCATAAGGATATTGTGGTAAATTTGTTAGCGGTAAGTTTTCTAAAGTCCAGTTTGTGTCTGTGTTTCTGACAAGTCTTTTTGTTTGCAAGTCTTCATGGCATAGAATGAGTGTGTCAACAGCCTGAGTAAAAGTTAATTCATCAAGCATAGCAGCCGTAATATCTGAGGCAGCTATATAATCATTACCTGATCCATTTATATTTTGTTGCAAAACACCAGCTTTGAATACATAGATCCTACCAACAACCAGAGCCAAAAGAAAACTGTCTGTGACGCTAAACTCAAAAGGTATAAGTTTAAAATCTGTAAAACTTGTTCCAAAGTCATAAATAAACTTTAGCCCATCTCTGCGTTTCAAACCGCCTTGAGGCTGTATAATAACATTTGTTGCTTCTTCCAGAGCATTTTGATATTGAGATAGGTCTGTTCTAGCTCTTAATAAAGGGTCTAATTCACCGACAGAAAAGTTTGTTTGAAACTGAGTAACACGCATTTACTGCCTCACTTGAATTAGAGAATAGTCCTCAATAATTTGTGTTGATTGACCTCTTGCATCGATGTTCATAGCTTCGCGCATCAAACCACCCCTACCGTTTTCCCCAGGAGATCCATAGGCAAGCGCTCTAAAATAATCTGCTTTTGTTGCCTGGTCTGTAATAACGATTGCTAACTCAGCTGCTAGCGCTGTCCTTAACAAACGAACAAAATAGTTTGGCATTTTGGCTTCAGTTACAGTTCTTTGATAATCAATAAAGACCGTATCCATGTTCGTTACTAACTGATCGCCATATATCTCCCAGCCATAACGAACAGATCTTTGAGCTGTGCCATCTGTCTCAAACACTGCCAGCGCACCAGTTAAATGATCGCCAGGCATTTGATAAGCGTGTTCCCATTCATTTATTGGGGCTGTTGACAATCTAGCCAGTTGAATTTTGGCTAGTGTCCAAGACCAGACATAAGTGCTTAGTAATGTATTTTTTAAATCTGGATATAATCGATCGCAAGCCTGAGCTGCGTCAGTTCCTTCTGTAAAAGAAGAAAGGGGCGAAGCCCCCAGCGAAATCAAAGCATCTGAGCAAATAGATAAATCTGTATCGCCTACGGCCATCATAACCCTCCAATGTATATAAGG